TCGGAAAGAGTCACAGCATCAGAGGTGTTCTCGTCCTCGGTGATCTCTTCCTTCTCGGAATTCTCTGCGAGGAAGTTCTCCCCCAGAATGACCTTCTTGATTACCTCTTCTATGTTATCGTGTGCCATGACTGTGACTCTCCTTTAGATTTATTTAGTTCTCTCAGAGTTTTGAGATAAAGTCCTTGAACAATGCGATTGCCTGCTCTTCCAACTTACGTGATGGGGTTTTCTCAATGGTTGCCTTGTATTTTTCAATATCAACAGGCTTAAGCACGCCATTATCCCAAATCCACTCCCGCCCTTCCATGATCCCGTTCACGAATGCGTTGGGGGCAGACGGATCTGCCACAACATCAACCGCAGCGAGCATGAAATCTTCCTGAACGACATTTACCCCGTCCTGCTCCTTGAGGGAACCCATGCCACGGGACGAAACGCCCAGTTTGACACCCTCATCAATAAGGTTACGGACAATCTTGCCGTAGGGTGTGTCAAGGATCTTTGCCTTGCCGTAGACATCGTGCTTCTCCAGACGCAGATCCTTGATAAGATGGGATACGCGCTCTAGATTAACTGTTGGACCTTCAGGGTGACCCAACTCGCCCATTGCGCGGTTGGTCTTAACGTAGTCGTTGTTGTAGCGACCAAGTTCCTTTTCCATGACTGCCATAGGATACACACGCCCATTGCGGTTCTTGGACTCTGCCTGCATGAAGATGCCTTCAATGAAGTAGTGCTTCTTGCCGTCTTTTTCTTCGGTCAGGATGTTGATGTCCTGAATGGTTTCAGTGATGAGTTTCATGTAACTCAGTCCTTCTTCTTGTTGTGCATTTTCCAAGCGGTTGCATACATGACGCTCTTACCGCGCTTGCCGTATTGCTTCTTGAATGAAGCCTTGACCCGTGGCGAACCCGTCATCTTCTCCATGCCTGGAGGCGACACTTCATCCAACTGCTCGCCACCGACCTCTACACTTTCCTTGCAGCCACCAATGCCGCAAGCCTTGCGGAAGCGTCCCTCGTCAAAACGGGGATTGGACTTCTTGAAGATCTGCGAGTGGTGAGCAGCGAGTTCCTCACGCTTCTTTGCGTCGGGATGAGCCTTGATCACATCAGCAACCTGCTGAAAGTGCTTGCGGGTCATTACCTCGTCCAACTGCTCTGTCTCTTCCTTCACGCCCATAGCACGCTTGATGCCCTTGACGGCATTGGCTTGCTTCTTGCCGGTCATTGAAGCGTAGTTCTTCTCAGGACCGCGCATCATGGACGACATTTGCGAACCGCGCTTTGCAACATACGAGTCCTTTGTTGCCTTGCTGATCTCGTCAATCTGCTCTGTCTCTTCCTTTACTGCCTTCTTTGCCTTTGCAGCAGCCTTCTCTTTTGCCTTCTTTGCTTCACGGGCACGCTTGGCTTCCAAACGCTCCTGCTTCATGTACTTTGCGTGTGCTTCGCGTGAAGTTTCAAAGCCACCACCCCAACTCTCATTCACTTCTGTGGTGCTGTTGTAGATGGACTGCGCAACACTATAACGAGCCTCGTCTAGAGCGAGAGAAGCGCGAGCGTAGAGTGACTTGAATACAAGATCCTTTGCTTCTGCAAAGTCCTTGTTGATTACTGCTTTAGCCAACTGCTTTATCGTGTCCATTCGTTCTCTCCTTAAGGCTTATTATTTAGGTATCGTCTGCGTTTGACTGGGTTTCTTCGGGGGTTTCCTGTGCTTTTTCCTTTTGCCGCGAGAGGAACAGATTATTTGAAACACGCTGTCGCTCCACAGACAACCGTTCTGCAACCTTGTCCTTCAACGAAGTGATCACTGCGGTTTTGAAGTCTTCAAATGAGTCAAGCATGGTATACCTCTCAAGCCTCTTCGTCTTCGCCTTCGGGAACTATTTCACCAATCGTTACTTGCGGTCCTTCGTCTTCTGTTGGGGGAGGCGGTGGAGCCTGTTCACCTTCAGGCATAGGTGCGCCCTCGGGTGGCATTCCTTCCGGTCCCATTGGAGCCTGCAACAGCCCTGCCTTCTGCTCCACTTCAATCTGCTTGTCAATCTGCTCTATGTCGTCTTCCGTCTGCTTCAACACGTGCTTGCGGACCCACTCGCGAGAATAATACTTGCCGATGAAGTCTTCTGCGTCACGTGCGGATTGCAGGCGATCCTTGAGGATCTCGCTCTCCTTCAGTTCTGTGAAGTGGGAATCCTTTGCAAACTGGAACGACAACTTGTCTTCAATGTCCTTCCACTCGTCCTCGCGAATAATGCCCTTGAGGGTCAACTGCACGCGGAGCAGTTCAAGGAACAGTTCGGAGAACTTCATGCGGAGGCGTTCCACGAACTTGAAGAACTTTACCTCGTCACGCGAGATCTCGCTTGCGCGACCAAGGTTGAAACCTGTCTGCTCCTCAAGACGCGATGCAGGCACGTTGAGTGAATGATAGAGTTTCTTCTGAAAATACTTAACGTCTTCCATTTCTGAAAGGTTCTGACCACCCTGAAGTGTGGTGATTTCCGTGCCCCGACCGCCTTCACGACGGGGCATCCAGAAGTCCTCAAGCATGGACAGGTGCTTGCGGGAGTCCTGAATCTCACCCGTGTTGGGATCGTACATCAGTTTGTTGCGGTAGCGGTTCATCAGCCCGCGCACATACTCTTCTGCCTTTTGCTTCGGCAGGTTTCCAACGTCCACGTAGAACACGCGACGTTCAGGTGCACGTGTGATGCGGTAGATCACCACCGCGTCCTCAATCATGCGCAACTGATTCAAGGCTTTCATTGCCTTGTGCAGATATCCGATGATCTTCTTGTGATACGAGTCAAACAGTCCTGAATGCACAAAGCAGATGGCATCAGGATTGATCTTTAGCCCTTCCATTGACAGTGCAGCAGAGTTAGGCTCTTTCTCGTTGTAGACATAGAACTCTTCAACGGATGTCACAACCTGCACTCCCGCAGGAGTGTTGTTCTGTAGTGGCTTCTTGTTGATCTTGCGGATCTTGCGGATCTTTACAGGATCAATGGGTCGCAGTTCCTGAATCCCCTTCTTCTTGTTCTTCTCGTCAATAATGATGTGGTAATACAGGCGACTGTCCACATACCATTTGCGGAAGATCTCGTAGCCGCGACGCGAAAAGTTCAGGAGTTGCATAACTTCCTCAAACTCTGCCTCAACCTTGTCTTTGATTGCCTTGGGTTGCTTCAGGTTTGCGGTATCAATCTTTACAGTCTGAAAATTGTCGTCGTAGACGATTGCCTCATTGCAGATGTCCGCTATGGCAGACTCCGTTTCAGGATGGAGTGCCATGTCACGGTATTTCTTGATGAGGTCAATGTCAGACTTGATCGTGCCGTCAAAGTCAATGCTTGTGCCGAAATACCCACCAACTTCAATGGGCACTGCTCCATCGTCTAGATCAGGAGCAACAAACGAAAGGGACTTCTTTGGAGTCTCCTCCTCGGAAGTCCCTTTTTTAGAGATGCTGAAACCGAATAGATTGATTGCCATGAATAAAAAATCCTGTCAAAAGGACGATCAGAAGCCGCTGCCGATGTTGATGCCTGCCTGCTGTAGTAGCGACTGAATGTTCTCTGCACCTGTTCCCGTTGCAGGAACTGCTGCGCCTGCTGCTGCTTCCCACCACGAGTAGTTGATGGTTACAGGGAACTCTGCGATCTGATCGTTGTTCTCGTAGGACAGGTCAATCGCGCCAATCTCGCTGGGGAAGCAACCGATGAAGTTGTAGGTTCGTAGTGCTTCGCCGTCGCGGAGGAGTTGGGTAACGGACCAAGTAGGCATGAACTGCATGAAGTTCGTGCTGCTGATGTTGCTGACGTTTGAGTTGAAAATTGCGCTCCAATACTCAAATCCAGAACGCAGGCTCATATTTGCATCAGACATGACCGTGATGGTCCAATCCTGGAATGTGCGATCTCCAGGCAGTTTGATGCGGCGACCGCGATACGGAACCTCAATCGTTCCTAGCGATGAGGCGGGAATCTGCGCTGCCTTGCAGAGAAAGGAGATGGCGCGGTTGTTCGCGTAGCCAGGGATGTTTCCCGTGACCATGAACAGGTTTGTGCGAACGCCACCGCCTGCAAAGGCATTTACGAAACCCGAAATGTTGTTGGTAGGATCTACAGGCATTAGTTACTCCTATGACTTATTTAGACGATTAGCCGCCGACTTCGCTGAAGTTTACGCCAGTCTTAGTGGCAACAAAGTTCAGCGTGATGAAGTTGATGCTGCGAGTGGGCTTGATGAAGATGTCTGCCACGAACTCGTTGCGGTCAATGACCTCGCCCGTGTTGTTAGTCTCGTCGCACACCACCTTGAAGTCGGTGATGCCACGACGCTGCTGCACGGTCTTGAGGAATGGCGTTACAAGATTCTTGAACTGCGCACGGGTGAACTGGTCGTTCTGCTCAAAGAGGAAGAACTTTGATGCCGTGGCGATTGCCTTCTCAAGAATGATGAACAGGCGACGGACATTGATGCGATCAAATGCGCTTGGGCGGGTCTGTGCGGTCTTGTCACCGAACAGGATTACGCCCTCACCGGGGAACGACACGACAGGGTTAACCTGACGGGTATACAGTTCGTCACGGTGAGCCTCGCTAGAGGGATTGTAAGCCAACTTGATCACGTTCTTGATCTGACCTCGGTTGAAGCCAGCGGGCGAGAACCATGCCTCGTTCGTGAACTCCGTGCGAGCAACCAATCCCGCAATGTCGGGGTTGAGAGGCATAATGCGAACAACGTTGTTGTAGGTGTCAAGTTGATACTTCCAACCGCTGTCAAGCACTGCATACGACGAGTTGATGTTGAGAGTGCTGTCACGGAAGGTCTTGAGTGCGTTCAAGGCTTCGCTGGGCATCTTGTTCTCAACATCGGTTTTGGCTGGTGAGCAGAATGCCATGCAGTCAAGACGCTTCTCGCAGACGTTCTGAATGACCAGTTGTTCAAGTGTTGCTGATGCTTCACCAAGGGGAAGTAGCGACACATCAACAGTATCTGCGTCTTGAAACTTGATCCATCCATTTGCCCAACGTTCCGAATCGGTTGGTGCAGCAGATACGGCTCCTGTTAGACCAAGGGACATTACGCCAGCACCGACAGTTGTTGTTGCTCCTAACCCTGCACCAATCAATTCTCCGCTAGTAGAGAATACCTTGCTTGCAGAGAATGCTGTGTCTGCACTGATGTCTTGACGAAGTGCCCAAATGTAGTTGGACTGCTCGTTGATGACCGTTCGGTAGTAATTGCTGCTGCCGTCAAACCTGCGTGCATCAGAAGCGCGAGACAGTGCCTCAAACTTCTCAAGCAGGCTGTTTGCCGTGCCTGTCAACTTGCCGTCCTTGTCAAGAACAAGCACGTTGATTAGGTCATTTCCTCCAAGTTGATCTGCGGCATATGCAGTGGTAGTTGCACCAGACGCAACATAGCCTGCATACACGCTCTTGATATCAAACGATGTGCTTATTCCCTGCTCCTTTGGCAAGATGCCATTGAGCAAAATGCGAACACGGGGATTTGCTGGAGCAGCGGTGAGAGTGATACCGCTGGTTATGCCGCCAAGGAAATCACCGTTTGTGGGAGTTCGCGTTGTGAACGTGGTGTTTGCAGTTGTGCCTGTCTGAATGCCGCTAACGGTGACCGAAGTTCCGTCTGCAAAGGTTACGATGTCGCCTACGGCAAAATACCGCACTTGGCTCTGACCTGTTGTAATCATGTCAATGAAGGTTGCGCCAAGGCTTGCTGCCGCAGCAAGAGAGGCACCAGTGATGCCGTTTCCGTTCGTGATGACTACCTTCAGGCTGTTTCCAAGAACACCTGGGTACTTGGAGGCAAACAGGATTGCTCCACTATTAGCAGGAGTAGAACCCAAGGCTCCTGCGCTTGCACCGAACTGTGTCTCGTTGTTGATGACGAGTTTGGAAATTCCCGTTCCCGTCGTTCCCGTGGCAGTAACGTGGGAGTTTGCAGCCGCAGCACCGACAACGCGGACCACTTGGCAATTGTTGCCGTAGCCCAAGAAGTTGCCAACGGTGAAGAAGTCAACGTAGTTGTCGTTCTGTGGTGTGCTGAAAATATTTGCAAGTTCGGTTTCTTGAGTCACGGTGGTGATCTCGTCTACCGGTCCCCAATGGAAGTAGCCTGCGAAACCACCGGGAGTGGTGGCAACGGCAGGGACGATTGTGGTCAGATCAATTTCCTTGATGCTTACGCCTGGGCTAACTCTGAATGCCATTTTGGGTTCTCCTTCGTGAAGAAGTCATGTTCGGTGATGCGCTTCTGCTTGTATGTATTATTTTGAAGGATTCACGGTGGGTTCAGAAGAACCACCCTTTATCTAGGTCTGACCCCTTTTCCACCCGCCAAGCCGTGCCGCTGGTGTCCATAAAGGTGCTTTCAGGGGAACCGTCGTCCACAAACCCAAACGGAGTCATTTCCTCTTCCAAATTTTTCATTTGATCCTCGTAAAGATCCTTACGGATGTCGCTCCCTGTGATGTTTTTGAAATACGCCTGAGTGGTAAGCCATGAAAACAGCACAAGAGTCATTACAAGATCGTCGTTGTGGTTGTCCTCTGCCTCGTAGGACTCCCCCTTTGCGACAAAAGAGCAGAACTCGTCCACCACATCAAAATCTTCAACAACCAGTTTGGTGTCTTCTATGAGATTCTTGAGAATGGAGCACCCAATACGTTTTACTGCGGTGGAGGTCTTCACACCCTTTCCTGCTCCACCCCGTCCACCGAATCCACCGTTTACTACCTGCCCCTTGCGCCCCTGCATGGACACATACAGCAGATTGTCGTATTCCATGTCATCGTGAAGGATGTCCGCTACCTGACCACCAATATCGTTTATCTCTATGAGCAGATACGAGTTGTTGTATTGTTTGCATATGGGATAGATGGCATTGGGATACAACATAGGTGCAATGGTGTTGTTCCGAAATGCAGCAACCATCTTATACGGAAATGCCGTAACATCTATGACAGTGAACGCGTGGTAGTCAAGCCCCTGTCCCCGTGCAGTATCCACTACGGTGACGTATTTGTGTTCAGGAAGTGGCTTTTCGTATATCCGCAACCCCTCGTCGTTCTGAAATATGGGGGTGCGGTATACCATGCACTTCAGTTTTTCGGGATGTATAAGCGTATTGACGGAGCCAAGGAACTCGCACTCAAACTCCGTGCGGAACTGCTGCTCACTAGTGTTTGAGATGGTCTGCTGTTTCCACTTCTCATCGCGACCAGGCACTGCGGTCCAATGCACCTCTATTGGAAAATACTCGTTCTTGCCTTCCTCACCGGGTTTCTTGTTCGCGTTCACCCACAGGCGGTAGAACATATTCAATCCCTTGGGCGTGGAGATAATCGTTACCTTGGTGGTCTTGCCGCTTGTGATGGTGGGGTATACGGAGGAGAAGAACTCCTCTGCCACGTTTTGCGGAACATACGCAAACTCGTCAAGGAAGATGAAGTTGAACGATCCGCCACGCACAGCAGATGATGATGTTGCAGATGCAAGTATCTTGGAGCCGTTTTCCAACACAATAGATCCCTTGTTCCACTCCACTACACCCTGCTGCAACCACATGGGCAGGTATTCGTATGCCATCTTCAGGCGGTTCAGCAGTTCGCGTGCGGTGTTCAACTTGTTTGCAAGTATTGCCACGCTCATGTCCTGATTGAACAGGATGTAGTGGAGGAGATACGAGATGATGGTGGTGGATTTACCTGTCTGACGGGGCATCTTGCCGATCACGAATCGGTGCTCGTGAATGGCACGAATCATGTCCTCTTGGTAGTCATACAGTTCAAAGGGCACCAAGCCCTTGTCAAGCGACACGATCTTTACGTAGTTCTTTACGAAATACAGCGGATCCTGCGAGCACTTGATGTATTCTTCAATCTGCTCTGGCGTGAAGTTTACGCTTACACCCGCTGCCTTGAGGTTGGAGTTGCCGAGATACTTTTGGCTTTTACTAGTCATTATGCTTGTCGTCCTGTATTGTCTCTAGGACATCAGGACGGTTTGCAAATGCCTTCGTGGTGGATCGCGAAGCATTGATTATGTCCTGCAACTCTTTCGTGGAACCCACGTAGATGGAGTTGGTGGTGTTGGTCACGTTTGTGTTCTGTTCGGTCTTGCGGATGGTCTTCACGCGGTTATGGAGATCCATCAGTTCGCGGTTGGTTTCAGAAAGGGTCTTGATCATCTGCGCTTT